CATATATATCGGTGCTTCCTATTATATCGTCTGGCATTAAACATACACCAGATGAAGCTTGCGAGGTCGTGCGCTCTACTTGTTCGAGTACTTCATATCCGCCTAGGTCATAGTTACCGTTAGATGAGCCGTAAGCGTTGTTATAAGATTGCTGTGTATGCGTCACGATAACGTCGTCGCCATGGGCAGAGCGCATTTCAGAAAAACGCGCTCTTATGTTCTGAGGCGTCATGCCAGTGATGTTCACAAGCTGACGGACAGACGCGCCACCAGAGATGCGACAAGCGGACCATAGCAGGCCAATATTGCTATTACGTCTATATGGCTGTGAAGGTGATGCAATGGTCTCTGTCACTTCTCTTGTTGCGCTTGGCGCGTAGTCTATACGATTTGCATCGCTATCCTCAATGAGGCCTATAAGCAATGAGACCCAGTTCATCACCTTGCCAGATGATAACGTCGCTGGATGTTGTCTAAACTCTATCGTGCCTCTATCCCATGTAGAAACATTAACGGCATTATACTTGCCGCCAATAACTCTATCTAATTGAGAGACATTTTCTGTTTGTTCAAAGCTCGCTTCATTAGCTCTTGTAAGATTAGATATGGAGCGAAGCATACCGCGCGTCTGAGCGGCTCTAGACTGAGGCATGAAAGCGTCTATTACGTTTTGCTGGTCTGAATAACGTCTTATAACGTCTTTCAGTAATTCAAATTGCATAGGCTCTTCGCAAAACCAGCTAGCTTCCGGCATTTGAAAATTAGCGCGTGCCCTCGCCTTAGAATGCACCATAAATGACGCAATGTTGGTGGCGGGCTTTAAGCGCTTAACTCCTACATGTATATGCAAGCCGCAATCGGTGCGATATTTAAGGCCTAGGTCTTTGCATATTTCCATAATGGTTGACAGGTCGCTTCTGAATTCTGGACAATCGACCATGGGGGGAAAGACTATTTCAACGTCTACAGCGGCTGTACCGTCTGCTTTAACGTCCAGCCAATCAAAACCAGCGTCATGTAAAGTACGTCTGCAATGCGCTATCGACTGGCAAGCAGATGATGAAAAGTAATATTCCAGCTCGAGGCCAAAAGTAGGTTTTGTATATTCAATATTCCAAGTCATTGTTTTCTTTACCTTTTCTTGTTTCACAAGGACGCGAAGCGCCCTCTGAATATAGATTAGCATGAAATAGATTGCAGACAAAGCAAAAAAGCGCACAATTGTGCGGGTTTTTTTAAGAGGGATTTAAGCGGGACAAATTAAGCGGGATTTAAGCGGGACAAATTGCCGGCAATTATTTTGCGTGCTGCTGCTGCGCTGCTGCTTCTCATATACCTATACCGTAACTGAGTCTGCTGCATATACAGGGCAAGGCAGCAAAAAGCCCGATTCCCCGATGCCCGAGCTGCCCGATTTCCTGGCTGCAAGCTGCCCGATGCCCCGGCCTGGCTGCTGCAATTAATTGCGAACAATTGTTCGGCTGCCCTGGAAAGAAAAGGCAGCGAGCGCGCTGCCGATTCAGATTTTCAGGGGGTTATTCTACCTCCTCAATCTTCACTAGAACGTATTCTTGTTCCTCTGTGAGTTCTCTGTCCTTGGCAGACACAGGGAAGGGCGAGTGTGCCACAATGTGGTCTACCCTTCTGCGTACTTCATCGCTCACAAAGTCTTCAGCTTCTCTGAACGTATCGAACAGGTCAACGCTTGGGTTGGTGTCTAGTGTATCAACGGCATATAAAACTTGATAAGGCATTTGCTTTCTCCTCTGATTATCGTTCACCTTTATACTATACATGAAATAGATTGCAGTAACAACAATAAAATGCAGATTCAGGAAAGTTTTTTAACTCACTTATTCTAAGTCTCCAATAGTCAGGTCCTCCCTCCCAGGGACGAACAATTGTTCTGGGTCGCAGCGCTGCTCCCCAGGCAAAAAAAAGAGGCGACCCGAAGGCCGCCCCAGTTAGGGAGAAAACAAGTTGGCTTAACGGGGCCAACACCCGAACAGTTTAGACGGCCCGAACCTCCACACCCCAGGCCTCGTTATAATGAGGCTCGAAGTTCAGTGCTGTCAAGCGGGCGCCGTCCGGGGAGGACGCTACCACATAATAGCTTCTTCCTCCCCTGGTAAGTGTAACCAGATATTCTTTGAAACCATCAACCATCGGTAGCCTCCACCAGCTTGCGTGCCCAAACATTTAGTTGCTCTGTGTTCTCAGGCTCCGATTCATTCAGGTAAGTAATCATTTTGATTGCCGTGTCGATTTTGTCATCGAGGTCAATTTGCACTTGGCTTTCCATTACGCGGCCTCCTGCTGTTGTACATACTCAGAGCAAATCTCTTCACCAATAATGTAGACGTACATGTTTACAATCTTCTCGGGACTGGTCAGGTCTGTCGTGCACTCACCGAAGTTATCCTGCTCGTACTCTTTAACGAAATCAATAATCTCAAAAGCCCTCTCACCCATCCACTCGGTAGCTTGGTGCGTTCCAATGATGTAATAGTCAGTATTAAAGCAGTGGTGGTGCAAGTCGTCCAGATTATCTTTAATCCATTCGTAGCCCTCATGCTTTAGGGACTCTTCAAGCCACTCGTCAAAGTGGTCGGTAATCTCTTCTTTCTTGTAGTCCATCTTACTTCTCCATTTGTTTCACCTTTATACTATAGGAAATACATTTCAGGGAGTCAACAACTTTTTTAAAAAAGATTCACGCTGCGGTTTTTGCTGCGGGCCTGGCTGCGAGCTGCCTGGGAAGAACAATTGTTCTGGTTCCGCTGCACGAGCCCAGGGAAATATGCTGCGAGCTGCCAGGGAAAAGCTGCGGGCCTGGGAAGATTCGCTGCGCTGCCCAGGCGATTCACCGAACAATTGCTCGGCATTGCTGCTGCCGGCAGCCTGGGACAGAGCCCGATACCCCGAACAATTCATCGGGTTTCCCCTGGACGGCAGCCAGGGCAGCCCGACCCCGAACCCGAACAATTCACGCGCAGCCAGGCAAAAAAAGACCCCGAGCAGCAAAGCCCGAGGCCAATATACCCCGATAAACGGGAATCTGTGGGGATTTCCCCACCATCTCACCGCGCACACGGTGTTATATGAGGATTATTCCGCTTCTTCGCTATCACTAGCTATTTCAACGACATCTTTGGACGCTGGCGTTACGTCCTTCATCCTGCGCTCTGCCATTCTAGAAAACTCTGCAAGCTTTTCAAGGACTTCCTCACGGCCCATGACGCTAACATCCTCATGCATGACATGGCTTTTATTAACAAGTAGCCCAGTGGCCTTTAAACGCAGTTCTTCAGCCCGAATAGCCTCCCCGTATTTACCGACCTGCCACGCCTCATCCCTAATCTTCTTTAAGTCCCTCACAGATTTGTCCACAGTGACCCCGTAGCGCGTTCTAGCCTCTAAACGCATCTCCTCTAGCCGCTCCTGTACGATTGGGTTCCTGAGAAGCCTCACAGCGGCTACAGTGGCTTTTTTATACCCAGCCGCCCTAGCCGCTCCTGTCTGAGTTAAATCACCATTGAAGTATCCATCCAGAAACTTCTGCTGTTGTGGCTTCAATCGCTCCATCCCGACAGACGTTTGTTCCTTCGTTAAACTCTCTCCGACTTTAGGCATTTTCATTACTCCTAATAATTATTATACGGGGGGTTGGTTAGCACCCCCGTATATATATATATATACAAACCTTGCTAACCTTGCTAACCACAGGCCTTTTCAATGACTTAGCCTAGGTTAGGTGAGATTTTACTTTAAGACCTAACCTTGCTAACCTACCATGTTAAGTAATTGTTTTACAATAATAAAAAGGTTAGCACCCGATTTGGTTAGCTTGCTAACCTCCTAACTGCTAACCAGAACAAAATAAGAACGGCCCCTAAAGGCCGCCCCCACTTCCCTCCTCTTCAATGAATAATGCACCCCCTCCATTGCCCTCAAAATCCCGAGAAACAGTGACCCGAACAGGGTGGTCTATTGTTGGTATAAGGAGGTGAAAAACAGGAAAAGCGTCCCCGCCAAATTCATCCTCCTCCCACTCAAACCGAACAATTTTACCCCCGATTAGCTGGCTATAATGTTTAGTTAAGTCCATTTTAATCACCGCCTATCGCCAAGTTGGAAGAAAACAATACAACCAGCAACAGTTGATAAAGCGCCAATCATACCAAACGTCATCATTATAATGATAGCGATAGGGTCAAATAGTGATGGCAGGGTTGCCATGCTCAATAAGAACGTGACAACACCACTCAAGACCATGACCAGTGATAAGGCCTTAATCATTTCAGCACCCATTCTTTCCAATGGCTACGATGACCATCCTCGTCTTTTTGGTATGTAAAGCCTAATTCATCAGACAATTTATTAAGAACGGTTTCCAATTTATCCACATCACTTAGATATAAATCATGCATATCATCAGCCCGTTGAGTTACCTCTCTCAAGATATTAAACTGTTCAAGGATAGTTAAACGCATTTCCTTAGTCAGCTTTTGGTTTCCATGAATACTCATTACGCAATCTCCATTCCTAATTCATTATCAACTTTATTTTGCTCATAACCAGCCCATCCAGCCGCGTCATATAACCAGCTAGTGTCTAGCCCGAAATCATTATATCCCTCTAGGATGGTATTAAAATACGGTGTAGAGGGAGCGTAGATGCCATCGCTGTTCATGGTATATGTCATGATACCAGCAATTTTCTGCTTACCATATAAGCGCGGAAAGCCCTCATAATGGTCTAGCGCAACCTCATCAGCGTCTTCGATTTCCCAGATACCAATAGGTAGCACCATATTAGCATCCTTGCTTTTCTGGATGTCAGCAACGCCGCGAAACACCAGTTCCCAGCCGTAAAGCATTGCGCTGCCGACCGCTCTTGCAGTAGGGCAACGATACTTCATTTGACCCTTATTAAGATTCGACCCGTAGGCCATATACAATTTACTCATAGTGAAGTCCCTTTCATGTTTCATTCACACTTTATGTTGACAAGATAGTAAATGATAGTATGGTTGTCAACAAGTAATGAAAACTTTTTCAGTATGGAGGTATATAAAAGATGTTTAACAGGATTGATATTACTCATCCTTATAGGTGTGACGGAGTTTTAGAGTCAGACTTTGATGATGAAAACTTCATGTTGTACTGCATTGATGTGAGTGAACCTTATCAAGGCAATAAGTATAAAGACTTTGGTAATTACATTCCGGTTGGAAAAGATAAGCATGAATATGAGGCAATGAAATGAAAAAGGTGAAACGAATCGACATGGCAATCCATGTGCAGGAGTTATGCGCCGCTAACTATATTAGCGTTGCATATCAGCCTTTATCGCAAAAGCACCCGAAATATTGGGCAAGGCGCGATGTAAGAAAAATTATGATTAGGCCGACAAAGAACACGGGATATTATGTTTCCGCGCTTCATGAGATTGGTCATATTGTTGGTAAGTTCCAAAACCGCTCACAGCTAACAAGAGAGCTATGGGCATGGGTATGGGCAAGGCAGAACGCTATTGTATGGACAGAGACCGCCGACAGGGTGATGGCGAGCGCTATGGAGAGCTATGGATGGCAGGACAAGCATAAAGCCCGATGGAACCAAATCTTTGGAGAGCAACAATGATTGAAGCCGCATTAGTATGTCTTGCGCTAAATGGATACCATGAAGCCAGAGACCAGCCGATTGTAGGGCAGATTGCTGTTGCTCAAGTTGTTATGAACAGGGTAGCGGACAGCAGATACCCCGATAATGCATGTGATGTTATTAAGCAGGGAGAGACTTATTCATGGACTAAGGACTTCCCTGTTCGCCACCGTTGTCAGTTTAGCTGGTACTGCGATGGCAAGTCCGACAAGCCTAAAGACCCCGATGCATATAATAAAGCTATGATGGTAGCTCACGGCGTTTTTTACGGGAATGTTTCGGATGTNGTTGAGGGTGCTACACACTATCACGCTCATTACGTTTTGCCCGACTGGGCAAAGACTAAAACAAGGACTGTCAGGATTGATAGTCATATTTTCTATAGATGGGAAAAATAATATTGATATTCTGTTTTTTTGTGGTATTATAATCGTCCACGGAAAACCAGTTAGTTACTTGTACACTTTTGTGGTGTTTGTGAACTAGGCGTAAGGAAGAGGCAACGCTCACCGTCTCTAAACCTTACGCCTTTTCACTTAGTATGATTTGCCTTCGACATCTTCTCTGCCGAATAAGAATGGGTCAGTATCAATTGGCTCTGGCGGTGACATGTCACTCATCTTAGAAATCATTAGAGACCCGTTAGATACCGTCTGAACAAGAGGGTCATCTAGACGATGGTATCCATATAGCTTTTCTTCGTCTGGCACATTGCTGTCCATCAGAGGCGATGCTGGAGATACTTGTATCCTTATGCCTCTCGACATTGCAATGGCGCACCAGAACTCTACACAGGCGCGTCCAGCTTCTGCAAAGTGCAGATTGTGTTTATAACTGAAGTCGATGCCGTAGAAGTTTATCTTGCCCACCTTTTCCTTAATAGCAAACGCCACCGCATAGGCAACAGTATTATTGAAGTAGCTGAATGTTGTAGCAGCCACGACTTCCTCCAACGGATATTCAACGATTTCTGGAACTCTATCATCCAGGCAGCAGGAATAAATCGAACCTTTGTTCGGGGTTTGCAGCAAAAACTCCTGGGCAATACCCGTTTGATTCCCGGCTTTTATGTCATCCAGGAACCTTGCAGCCGGGTCCATCATAAATGTTCGGGTTACATGAATCACAGCGCCAACGGAATTGATGCCCCACACCTCGTCAAATTGTACGGAATTAAGACGGGACATAAGATAGTCCGACAGCGAGCCACCTAGCCCGAGTATCGCAATTGTTTTGCCTTCTAAGTTTCCCTCATTCATAACTAGCCTTTCTTTCTTTTCTTTTTTCGTTTCACATCCATTATTTCTACATCCCCAAGGTTATATCCTAGCCTGTCGAGAACGCCGCCGACTCTAGACCTTGCTCTGTTTTCTGCAAGCTCGGCAGCTTCTTCTTCGTCACTTGCCAAAATATTAACAACTCTAGAGAACTCAGTAACCAAAGTTACTTCGTAAATTTCTGCGCCCGCCCTGCGAGATGTTTGAGTCTTTAGCCCATACTTATTATACTTCATATGATTATCCCTTTCTTCTCTTATGCTCTTCGCACTGCCACGTTTCCCCAAAATCACTGCTATGCCATGCCGTCTTGCTGCCACAATCCGAACAAATCTTTTCTTTTGCCTGGGGTTCAGGCTGCTTAGAACCGAACAAATCTTCGGGTTTATAATTGCTTTTACCCTGGCGTTTCATTGATTCACGATAAAGTTCGAGCTGACGGCGCTGCTTTTGCGTTAGCATCTTAGCCATCGTTGCTTATCTCCCCGCCGAGAGCGGCATACCCGATGATGTCAGTCCATGTATCATCAGAGTTCATATGAGATGTATTAGATAGCCGAGCCAGCTTAACGCCAATCATACAGGCAACAACCTGCTGTGCAGTCACCTCAATACCGAGAACCACTGACCATATATCCGCGATGCGCTGGTGGTTTAGATGTGCGCTGCCGTACTCTTTAGCCCGAGGGCCATTGATAAGCTCTTCTGCTGTGTCGAGAAACCACGCCCGATTTCTGTAATCATAATCTTCATCGTTAATCGTCATTTAACTTTCCCTTTTCCTAACCATAAGGCGTGCCTTGTTTGATATGTACTTGCCCATCTACCTTTGTTGGATGGGACTACAGATAGCAACTCATCCCGCCTGACTTTAAGATACTCCTTAAACTCATCAGGGGTCATGTCTGCGGCTGACTTACATTCGTCTTGCATAAAGCCTCCTTATAACTTTCTGTGTTGCACATTTTATCCATAGATACGGCGTCCTCTAATGACCATCCCCTAAATACCCTACCTAATATAGTGTTTACGTTAAGACCTTTTTCCTTCGCGTAGAACTCAGCCGCCTTTGCGCGACTTCTAAATGTCTTACCGAAAACAATAACAGGTTTACATCTTGGATTATTATATTTCTTTTGCTCAAAAGGCTCTAATCCCAACGCCTGCTCTAGCGGCAATCCCCTGTGAAGCCTGCTGTGAACACAAGTGGGTTCAACACCAAAACATCTAGCGGCCTGCGCGAGATTGTTAAAATCTATGCCACGGATTGTTTTCCATACCTTTTTAGGAGATTCCTCAATGCCTGCGGCCTGCTCTGGCGTCCAGCCTATGCGAAGCCTGCCCTTAAATGTTCCTTCATTAACTCCATAGAAATCAGACGCATCTTTTTCAGACCCGAACATTTTGCCATCAATGAAAATAGGCTTGCAGCGCTTTGAGCGAACATTTCTTCGCGCCAGGCCAAAAGCCTCCTCGTTAGACCAGCCTCTCTGTATCCGAGCTTTTATAGTATAGAAGTTAATATCGGGATTTATAGTGTC